ATGCAGCAAGGGCTCTTAGAACGATTCGTGATCCTACTTGAATCGGAAAAGGTCGGTCGTAATAACCGTCCTAATCTAGTTCAAGGGATGGTCGGATTCTCTAGTCAAATCCCTAACCAGGAAATGGCCAAAGAGGGTTCACACAATTGTGAACTCGCAACGCTCGATCTGAGCGAGGCATCTGATCGCGTCTCCCTTCTACTCGTGCATCGGCTCTTGTTAAACTATGGCAACCTCCTTGAGGCTGTCTTAGCGACAAGATCCACACGAGCAGACGTACCTGGTCATGGGGTAATACCCCTAGCCAAGTTCGCGTCTATGGGATCAGCTATGACTTTCCCCATGGAAGAGATCGTATTTCTTACGATCATATTCCATGGAATTGAGTCACAGCTCGGCAGGCGTCTTCGTCGGAGCGATATCAAAAAGCTCCGATCAAAGGTGCGTGTCTACGGAGATGATATAATCATCCCCGTAGAATATGTGCAATGTGTTGTGAGATCCTTAGAGCTGTTCGGCTCTAAGGTGAACCACAAGAAATCCTACTGGACTGGAAAGTTCAGAGAATCTTGTGGTAAGGAATATTATGACGGACACGAAGTTACTATTTTTCGTGTCCGTGAACTTATTCCTTCACACCGCACAGATGCTTCAGCCGTCATGTCCACAGTATCCCTTCGTAACCAGGCCTATTGGCAAGGTTATTGGGGAACTGCGCGATACTTAGATCACATTCTAGAAAGGTTAATACCCTTTCCGAATGTTCTCGAAAGTTCGGCTGTGATGGGCAGACAAACCGCCCTTGGGTACGAAAGTACCGAAGTTCGGTTTGATCCTGACCTCCAAGTCCCTTTGGTTAAGGGAATGGTTGTCAGTGCTCGACCTCCAGCTTCAAAACTGGAAGAAGAGTTCTGTCTGCTCAAATGGCAACTGAAACGTGGGGTTTTGCCCTTCGAGGATGTGCGTCATTTGGAGCGTCAAGGACGTCCGCGTGTCGTCGGCATAAAACGCGCGTGGGCCTTACCATATTAAAATGGTAGGGATCGCGGGTTTTAATACACCCGTAT